ATTTTATTTCAGATGAAGAAAAAATAAAACATCCGTTTTTGATTGCTCAAGATGTACAGAAAGTTTTGCCAGAAGCGGTTGATGCAAATGATCCTGAAAAACTAGGCGTTGCGTACACAGATGTTATCCCACTTCTTGTGGCGGCAATTCAAGAACTCAAAGCAGAAATTGACACACTTAAGGGGACAAAATGACACTTGATCTGACTATCAATGAAGTAAACCTGATCCTTCAAGCACTTGGTAATGCGCCATATGCAACCGTGTTTGAACTTGTTCAGAAAATCCGTGACCAAGCGCAGAGCCAGATTCAGCCTGCACCGACTCCTGAGGAGACACACTAATGTCTATTACTTACACTTGGACCGTCAGCGCGATGGATGCGCACCCTCAACATGAAGGCAAAAGCGATGTGGTATACACCGTCCACTGGCGGCTTGAAGGCACAGATGGCACTTATACCGGATCGGTTTACGGAACAGCCGGTGTGACTTACACTTCCGGTGATCCTTTTACTGAATACGGCAATCTCACGCTTGAGCAGGTTACGGGATGGGTGAAGGAATCACTCGGTGCTGAACAGGTATCGTCTTATGAGACAGCAATCGCTGGACAGATTGCAAAGCAAGTGTCTCCTGATACCGTCACTAAAGCTACTCCTTGGTAAGATAAGAGGTTCGCCATGGCAGATGATCTGAACCAACAAATCGGTCGCATGGAAGCTCAAATCGAGATGCTTCATCGTGACATGAGCGAGCTTAAGACTGAGGTTAAATCTATCACTTCTGCCATGAACCGGTGGAAGGGTGCTGGCGCTATTCTTATGATTATCGGAGTAGTGTTTGGGTTCTTCGTTGACTTGGTATTTAAAGCGTTAGGTCGATGAATGGACCCAATTACACTAATTGCAACAGCGACAGCCGCTTACAATGGGCTGAAAGGTGCTATTGCTGCCGGTAAAGAAATACAGGAAATGGCACAGGATCTCGGATCTCTGTGGAACGCTGTTGGTCAACTAACGCATATTGCCGCTACTCCGCCAAAGAAGCGCTTATTCTCTAACCCTGCCGAGATTGAGAAAGAGGCAATGGAGCGCTACGCCGCGAAAGCGAAAGCGTTCAAGATGCAGGAAGAGATCAAGAATCTCTTCATCTCTGTCTATGGGATACACGCATACGAGTCAGTCCAGCGCGAAGTGATCGAGATCCGCAAAGAGGTTGACCGGCAACACCGCGAAGAAGAGCGGATTACCGCAGAACGCAATGCAGAGATAAGAGACGCTGCTGGGCTATTCTTGATCGTGATGGGTTTAGTGTTAGCAATGGGTATCGTCGGTTTTCTTCTACTGATTAAGCTATAGGGAACTCTCATGGATTTTCTCAAAACATTCGGTCCACTGATTAACTCAGTCGCACCAACTCTTGCCACAGCTATGGGAGGACCAGTAGCAGGAATGGCTGTGAAAGCTCTGTCTGGTGCGCTTTTCGGTCATCAGGATGCCTCTGACGAAGAGATTAAACTTGCACTGGCAAACCCTACAGCAGAGCAATTAGCGGCGCTGAAAAAGGTTGATGCTGACTTCAAGGTACAGATGAAGTCTCTCGACATCGACTTGGAGCGCATCGCTGCCTCTGACAGAGATAGTGCCAGAAACTACGCAATCATGACTCACGACCTTACACCGCGTGTCTTGGCTGTAATCGTTGTCGTGGCATGGGGATGCGTCCAGTGGTTCATGCTCCACAATGTGATAGAGCCCTCGATGCGCGAGTTAATCGCACGGGTTCTCGGTACGCTTGATGGCGCGCTAATGCTGGTTCTCTCATACTATTTCGGTTCAGCTCATCGGCATACGGACAGCAAGTAATGCGCGATAACTTTGACCATTGCCTGAAAGCTGTTCTGAAGCACGAGGGCGGTTACGTTGACCATCCGCGCGACCCAGGCGGCGCAACCAATTTGGGCTGCACCAAGAAGGTGTGGGAAGAATGGGTCGGCCACGAGGTGTCGAAGGACGATATACGCGCACTAACGGTGTCAGATGTAGCGCCGCTTTATCGCAAGCGTTACTGGGACGCTGTTAGGGGCGACGATCTCCCTTCCGGTGTAGATATGGCTGTCTTTGACTGCGCTATCAATTCTGGCACGGGACGAGCGGCAAAGATCGCTCAGAAGATTTCCGGTGTGGCGCAGGATGGAGCGATAGGGCCAGCGTCTCTTGCCGCAATTCGTAAGATCGTCGATGACACTGGTGCGATGTTCTTCATCGATCAGTTCTGCGATGCCCGTATCGCGTTTCTCCAAGCACTGCCGACCTTCGAGACATTCGGTAAAGGTTGGATGCGGCGCGTGAATGAGGTAAATAAAGAGGCAGTAGATCTTTCTCGTTCTGGAGATGCCTGATGCCTCTCGTCCCGCTGACCATCCCGCCCGGTGTAGTTAAGCCTGCAACTCCGCTTTTGGCTAAGGGGCGTTACTGGGACGCAAACCTTGTGCGGTGGCGGTCAAACAAGCTCCTGCCGATCGGCGGTTGGCAGCGTATCACATCTGCGCCTCTGGCAAGCGCTGTCCGTTGCCTATTTCCGCTGCGCGATAACGCTAATGCGCAATGGTTGATGATTGGATGTGACACAAAACTCTATGCCAGCAGTGGTTCAACTTATACCGATATTACGCCGACAGGATTTGCTCCACTGACAGGTGTAGGTTCATACGGTGCGTACAACTATGGTGCAGAGCTTTATGGTGATGATACAAACGCAACTTATCCGCGTCCCGTAAGTCTGTTAGATCCGCAGATTTTCACATGGACAATGGATAACTGGGGCGAAGATGTGTTGTCTGTTGCATCAAGCGATGGGCGACTGTTCTTCTATAACCCTGGGAATACTCAGGCATCAGTTGTTGGATACTCTTTAATCTCTACGATTGAAAGAATAAGCAACGTAGTTACTGTAACAACAACTCTTGATCACACTTTTAAAACTGGTCAGGTCGTAACCATTGCAGGCGTTACTACTACGTCGTTCAATGGCACGTTTACAATTACTGGAACGCCGACTCTTACGACCTTTACTTATGCTCAGTCAGGAACAAACGCGACTTCTAGCGGTGGATCTGTAACACATGCTGGTACACCGACACAAAACCGTGGTGTTGTTGTTACTCCAGAGCGCCATTGTGTTCTCTATGGGTTAAATGGCAATCCTCGCCGTGTTGGATGGTCTGATGCTGAAGACTACGCCGAATGGGATTTTGCTTCTGCTACAACGCAAGCCGGTTTCTTTGATCTCGACACTCAGTCGCGCATCATCATGGCTACATCTGTGCGTGAAGGTACGCTGATCTGGACTGACGATGAAGTATGGCTGATGCGGTATGTCGGATTGCCATACATTTATGGATTTGAGCGTATTGGTTGGGGTTGCGGGTTAATTGCTCCTCGTGCTTTCGCAACATTTGGTGGTCGCTGCGTCTGGATGGGTCGCGAGAACTTCTGGATCTATGATGGCGGCTATGTGAAGCCTTTGCCGTGCGACGTGAACGAGTACGTGTTGAACAACATCGATGCGACTACTGGTGCTGCGTACACTCATGGTGCTGAGAACGGGTTATTCCCAGAAGCGTGGTTCTGGTATCCGAGCCAAGGCTCAACCGTTCCTGACCAGTATGTCGTATTTAACTATGCCGAGGGCTGGTGGTCTATCGGATCGATGACGCGCACAGCTTCTACCGGTGCCGGTGTGTTCTCTTATCCTATCGCGGCAGACCAAAACTATGAGCTGTACTATCATGAGAACGGATGGACCAATAACGGTGCATCTCTTGTCGGTGATCGGTGGGTCGAGTCAGGATCTCTCAATCTGCAACAGGGTAACAATGTGATGATGGTACGTCAGGCTTTGACCGATAGTGGTTACGGTTATGACTCGACCTCTTTGCAGTTCTACACGTCTTACACTCCGGAAGGCACAGAGACCTTATCCTCCACCTATAACCCTCGTTCAGACGGATATACGGATGTCCGTGTAACAGGGCGAGAAATGCGGGTCAGGATTGAGTCTACCCAAGATGCGCCTTGGTCTATTGGCGAAACCCGTCTCGATCTCGTACCGCGAGGTGGTCGATGAAACTCTTCATTCCTAACGCTCCGCAAAACTACGACCCTAACGCGTTCTACACGATCTTTGACACGATTAAGAGAGCCATGATTTTCGGCGTTTCTACGCAGGAAGCGGTAGAATCAGTGCTCCTTCAAAGTCCAAACGGAACGGTGTATAAGGTTACAGTAGATAACGCGGGAACTCTTACGACTACGGTGGTGCCACTTGGCGGCTGATGAGAAACAGATCCTGAAGCTCCTAGAGTCGGGGCTGAAGAAAGGCGGTTATACGCACAGCATAAGGGATATCTTAGAGGCGCTTCAGACAGGCAAGATGCAGGCTTTTCTGAATGACGGGTCACTCGCGATCACACAGGTTGTGGATTTCCCCCAGAGGCGCGTCCTAGAGGTTTTATGGTGTGCCGGTGTACTGGACGAAGTGATGAACATGAAGTCAAAGCTCGTCGAGTTCGCCAAAGAA